TGGCAACCACCATATATCGCCTTCGTAGTTCGCTAACCGCTCGGAAAGATAGGTCCTCTGCACGCCGATGATACGTTCCCCGCTGACCTTCATCGAGGTGCTTTCGATGGTCTGTACCCGGTCATCGCCGTTGGTATCGAGTACCCGGCTAACCATTGCAACGTGCGTCGGGTAGCCGGATACCCACCGAATCAGGGTAGACAAGGGGCCGCGCCCGTTGTAGGCGATTAAATCGCCCGTGGCAATGGCACCGCGCACCTTCTCGTATGGAACGATACGGTTCATTTCTTAATCACCTTTCTCCAAATCCACGGGATTCCAAGGGTGACAATGGCGCTTACGATGCGCATCCACGGCTTTTGGTTCGGATATGGCGGGTACTTTTCTTCGCTCATGCTGACGCCTTTCCTGTTCGCGGCGGCAATACCACTCGGCCTTCTGTAAGTCCTCGATAGCGTCACCCTTGAGACCCGCTCGCCAGAGGTATTTGATAGCCGCCCCAATGTTGAAGGGGAAGTGTTCAACGACCTGTATGCACTCCACACCGCTTGGGTGCGAAGTGTAGTGTCGCGGGTGATTGATAGGGTCATGCGTAGGCACGGTTCAACCATCCTGTCAGGTAGCGCCGGTAGTTCGGATGTTTGTCGGCAATCAACCTGTAGAACCCTGCGGCCTCAGACCGGATAGCCGCCAGAAGCTCATGGGGATTGGCCTGGTTGATTGCGCCAAAGGTCTTGGGGCCGAGATAACCATCCTCGATTACGTTGAAATCGCACGCACGCAAGGCACGTTGAACCAGACGATGGGCCTGTTTCGGTCCCATGTTCACGCTCAGGTCAAGCACCTTGGTTGCAATCTCTTGGTTTTGGATGACATAGTAGCGGTAGTTCGCCCACCAATGCCTGTGGTAGAACTCTTTTGCATCCGCAGGTGTCAGTGCCGATATATCGCTTTCGTCAATGTCCCCGTCCCCGTCAATGTCCACGTCAAGCACGCGGAGGGTGATACCGTAGTTCGTGGGTCCCGCGTGGTCTGCGGTATACCCGCCCTCATGCTCCAGGAGTCGGTTGAATGCTGGTTCGTAATCCGCCATTGGTGGTATCCTCCATTGGAGTTCCATGCACGCCCGCAGTAACGTAAAGGTCAGCGCACATAGCGTCGAATATGGTCCACACATCGCGTAGCTCCAGGTCGGGGGGGAGTACCTGAGCGAGGCTCAGGAATAGATCCCCCTTGCTCCGTGAGATACACTCGAAAATCATTCTGTTATTCACTGCCAAGGCGGGATGCGGCGTTATTTCTCCCACGGCATTTTCTCCCCTTCATCGGCCCAATCGTTCTTGGTATTCGCAACGGGCGCAGGCGCAGTAGGCGGGGAAGACGGTGGCGGTGTGCCGCCGGACTCCTGTTTCCACCGTGCGTTGAGGCGCAAGAGTTCCGACGCGGCCGGGGCTGTTGCCTCACGGATACCCCCGCCCGACCAGTCAACCAGGTCCCAGTTGGTGTAACCCTCGTTGACGGTTGCGCGGAACTGAAGGCCGTTGGGGCAATCAAATTGTGGGGACTGGAAATCGCCCTTGAACCCCATAACCTTAAGTTTCTTTTGTGCTGTCGGCCATGCCTTTTCACTGAGGAATACCGGCACGCGGGCAATGATCGGTTCAATCTCCTGCCATTCTGTGCCGTCAAGCCGATGGGTGATCTGAACGGTTACCGCAAGATACGCGGTCCCTTTCTTGGTAGTGTCCATCAAGCCGCCTTTGGGTATTCCGAAATACGTTCCAGGAGATGCCATAGCGTGTTTTCCTTTCGTTAGCGAAGTATCTGTTGCCAGATGGTTGAGCCAGAACCAAGATCGTATTGCATCGGGGTAGAGAGTGTGCGGGACTTTGCCCAAGCATGGGGGAGTTCGGTGGGGTGTACTAACCGATACGCAGCACGAACCTTGCCCCCCTCTGCCAGGTCTTTTGCGACTTCCAGGTAGAACAGATGATCCAACCATTCACGCACCCGAGCGCGAAGATCCGCATTCTTGGCACGGAGTAGACGCGGCTGAACTTGGAGATAGTCATCGCCCGCAGGATTGGGCACGCGCTCAGGGGTCGCGTGCAGGATCATGACCACGTGTTTGCCGGTTTCAATGATGCCGTCCATATCCTGTAGTAGAAGACAGAACGTGTCGTACATCAGGCTGTACCCCTCGCCGTATCCGAAATGCTTGAGGCTCTGGACGTACTTCCCGCTGCTATTGGGCACATGTTTGATTGTCCACTGTTCTGCCAGGTCTTGCGCCTCCGTGCCCGTGTCAATGGCAATGATGTCATAGGGCTTGAGCAGGTCTTTGTCCCTGAGCAAGAACCGAAGATCGTCCCAGTTGGATACGCCCTCGATACGGGCAACGTCCAAGTTGCGCGTGCCGCCTTGCAGGTCGATGAATAGTGTTGGCCGACCAGACTCAGATGTCAGGCTGGTCTTGCCCGCGCCGGATTCTCCGTAGATGCCGATGCGTTGTGCGGATTGGACGGTGCCGGTAGTGATGGTGAATCGTTTGGGTTCTTCCCTGGGCTTGCCCGCTTGTGGCGGCGCTTGTACTTTGGGCGGTGATGGAATTGGCTTTGCTGTCATGTCGTATCCTCCTCCTGTTGGTTGTTAGGCTGCGGCGGGTGGCCGAAGGTGCTTCGTGTCACCGCGACACCACCCGCCGTCACTGTCCGCACACAGCCATTCGTTGGTGCGGCAGTCATGCCCCGTGGCCGGATTCCCCTTCCCGGTCCCTTGCAACGCCTATTTCGTCATGGGGGTCGCGGCACTCACAATGCGTTGTACCCCGACTTGTAGACGTTGCCCCATCCATGCGTTGTGAGCGCCGCACGGGGCAAACTCGATTCAACTGGTTTCGCCTAGATGCTGCGTAACAATCCCGAAGTGCGCTTGGTCTGCAGCACCCCACAAATTCTCTTTCAGTTCGTGCAGCGCCTCGCTCTTTGTCTTGCAGCGTTCTGTCAGTGCCACGCGAACGTAACCATCATCCACATCAATACCGGCAATCCATAGGCTGCCAATCTGTTCAACCCAAACTTCAATGCTCATGTCACTCCCCTCTGATGATTGGCTATTCACTGTCTAACCCTTCCAATTCCTCGTGTTTCGATTCGGCTATCTCGAACCCGTCGGGGACGGGCTGCGTATCATCCCACCCGCCAGCAGAGCACACATCGAAATACGTGCATCGACTGAAATGACTCGTGCATGACTGTGTGTTTCGAGGGTGGAGACCGTTCATAATCAGGCAGGACACTTCGGCCACATCGTCCAAGGCGCGTTCTAGCTGGTCCTTGGTGCGGGATATTTCTTTGCGGGCGAAGTAATGGTCTGGCCGTGCGGCGATGTCATCGAGCACGCGCCGACCGTATTCCCCCGGTTCTTCGATGCGCGTTTGAAGTGTGTATCCCAACGCGGCGTCCCCCGTCTGGCGTGGCTTACCGTTTGTATTGTATATCCGCTCTCCTTTAGTGTCAATAACAATTTTGCAGCCCTCTGTATCCGTTATCGGAACCTGCTTGGGAGATAGCGTTGGCTTATGCGCCACATCGTACAAGATCGTCTTGGCATCAGTCCCGATGATGTAATTTGAGACCTGCAAATCCATGCGTAAACGCTGCCAATAGAGGCTGTCTGGTGCTATATCACTAGCCGTTGTCTTGTGCTCCATGAGTGCGGTTCGGCCATCGGGCAAACTCACTAATTTGTCGATTTTCCCGGATAGCGTTACAAGCCATGCAATCGGAACCGCGAATTTGCGCTCGGATGCAATCAATTTAAGCGGCTCGTTCGTCCACCGCCAGACATACCCGGCAAACAGACTGCGTATCCGTTCCCGACCGCATCGGTGCGCATGGAGTTCTTCTTCGGGGATATTCACCTCTTCGGCGTTGTAGAGCTCCACAATACGCGCATCGGCTTTCCCCTGGTCCCCGGTCGTGTACCAGATGTCTAGCGCTTCATGGAACGCGCCGCCGTCAAGTAGGGGCCGCTCTGCCCGGATCCGGCGAAGCATCAGGCGATAGCGGAGATGATGCTTGTACGGGCAAGCGAGGTAGCAGTTGAGTTCGCTGGTTGTTACCTCAAGCATTATCGTACATCTCCGCAGCGGTCTGAACCGTGGCCGTTCCTGGCTGTATCGGTTCGAGGTAGGGGGCTAGTGATTCGCGGTCTATCTGGTATCGCCCTGTCGGGGTGCGGCGATACGCCAAATACCCCATGTGGCAATATCGTTTTATGGTCCATTGACTGACAGCCATAAGCTTTGCGGCTACCCCGGTAGTAATCCATCGGTTCATGTGTTCTCCCCTCTAACGAGAGATAGTGTATCAAACCCCCCACGGTGTGTCAAGCAAAAATTTGCAGTGTGTAAAACATATTCGCACGTTTCGCACATACCAATAAAGTCTTGACGCGGTGTCGGGGATGGGGTACAATTGCGTTGGGTGCGGACAACGTGGATATGCCTTGGATCTGAAACGAATGAAAGAGGCCCAAGCGATCAATGCCGCCTGGGCCTCCATTCGAGAGCGACTGGGAGTAGCTATTCCCAAAGATTAATATCTTGTTTCGCGTGGTAGTCCCCCTCGCT